TTGGTCCACCTAATGCCGTACCTAGAGTTGGTGCTACTGATCCAACTAAGTTTTTAAGTAGTGCTTTCATATATCCTCCAAAGTGTATATTGGCTTAAAAGATTTTAACTTATTTAAGACGATCCTTGTTTAATTTTTATTGTACTAGAAGAGCCGCCATTTACTTTAACTGTATTCACAACGCCTGATTGTTCAAAAATAATAGTATAACTACCAGAGTTATCAACATCTAATCGTAAAGAATTACCTACTATCCTTCTAAAAGATATAGATTGTCCTTGAACTATAGTTGTAATTTGAGTTTTTTTATCTTGACCTATTTCTGTACCTGTAATGTTTACAGATGTAGCTGATTGATTTAATTGATCTTCTTCTTCTGCAAAAGCCAAAGCGTCTAATACACTTAGTAAGTCTTCTAAAAAGTTTACATCTAAATAATCTATATCTAATTCTGTAAATTCTAGATCTGCCTCGTTATCTAAGAAATTTTCTGACAAATAGTCAATTTCTAGGTCGTTGAAGTCCAAATAATCTGCTGTAGTTTGTTGTTGATTATCTTCTTGTAAATCTTCTCTAGGCTCTGGCGGATTTACGATTAACATGTTGTCGATCAAATCTAAGGTTATATCTAAAATGACAGGCTTTGTTGGTGCTTGTTCAAAACCACTAGCAACAGTAGATTGATATGGTTTGTTCAATACAACTAAGCCCATAGCAGTTTCTACTGTAATCTCGCCACTAGATGTACCATCTATATCAGGTAACAAAATGACTAGAGATCTTCCTAGCTCATCTACGGTTATAGTGAAATCTGTGCCTCTTATACCTATAGTTGCACTATTTGTTCGTATTTTGATATTTTTCTTTGGAACCCTATTAAGTTTGCCTGTAACAAATCTTGCTGTGCCTTTAGCAAAAGTAAGAGCCATTTTGGATTTGTCTGGGTTAGGATCAAATATAAACTCATCAATTAATACTTGTGAGTTTTCTGTCAGTCTTATTTGAGTATCATCGATAAATGTAATACCCATACGGCCATTTGCAGTTTCTACTTTGTCATAACTAAGTATGCCAAAATCTATCTCTGCCCCATAAGGTTTATCTCTGAGAACTTGTGCGTTACCTCTTAGTTCAGATATAGAACCTATATCAGCAGACGAATGAAGTTGTTGCGTCTGACTGAGTAACACAAACTGTGCCGTTAGAGCCAGCAGATGTAATCTTGAGCCAATCATTATCTGATGTAGATTCCTGATCTATGTTAAAAGTTCTATCGTTACCAGTATGATCAAGATAGAAATAACCGCCAGCATACCCATCACCATCATAAGTCACAGTATTATCATCACCATCTATATCCATGTAGTTAGTTGCACCATCTACATCTATAGCTGATGTGATTGTGTTTCCTCCACCTTGTATGATCCAATCTAAATCTAGGTTTGCTGCTAGTGCCGTCATGGCATGATTGAGGGTCATGGTGTTTGTATTGCCTGTAACTTGCACGTTTACATTAGAACCATCTGCTCCAGTAGCGTTAGTTTCATCTGTAGACATATTAAATGTATTGGTATCACCTATAAATTGAAAGTAACCTGTGTAGGTATCAGCCCATATATCGCCTAAGAATTTATTTGTTGAACCTTTTTGCAATATATCTAAGGTCATAGTTGCACCATCAATATCTAGTGCGGTCATTGATCCAGCGGCAGCGTCAGCCCCACCAATAATGTTTCCGCCTCCACCGACCTGTTCTATATCTAAGTTAGATGTAGCACCAGACTGATCTATAAATATTTCATTGTCAGCCCCGTATATTTGCGATGCACTCATCATCGCAAGTAGGCTTGATAATATCAGTTTGTTTATGTTTCCAATAGCCTTGTTCATAGCCCTCCTCTATTGTTTGTAAAACTGCTGTCTCTACTGCCATCTGTAAAGCAATGTTTATAGACTCATTTTCTACTATACCGCTCTCTATTTCAACCAGTTCGGTGTTATTTGCATAAAATCTGAACACATCAGAAGATACAGCAGCACTCAATATTGACTTACTTACTAAGACCTCTATTAGTATTTTGCCTGTCAAAACAGAAACTGTGCGTAAGGATATTGTTACTGAGTCTTGTCTGTATTCTTTAGAACCGCCTATGCCCAAATATCTTGCGCCTGCCCCTCCTGATTTGATATTAGTTTCATAGGTAACAACTCCACCCTCCATCAACAAACCAGCGAATAGTAAAGGTTTGAGCTGTTGTTTCTCCTCAAAAGTTTCTCTAGCAGAACGAATGATTTGTCTTTCTTTTGTAAGGTGTTCTAGTCCTGTGCGCTCTACAACATCAAACACACCAGAATGTTTTAAAGCCCTAATTAGGTAGGCATCTGGTGATTGTGTGATAGCTGTACTAAAACTAGCGTATTGGCTGTTGCTTCTGCGTTGTCCTGTATCATCTCCAAAAGAACCAGGATATACAGCTACTACAGGTTTTTTTTCTGGCTCTAGTGATTCTGATAGTTTTGTCAACAAAGTACCAATTTGCGCTGATTCAACAGATCTGACTGGCGGTATGCCATTATCTAAAGGCGGTATGATTAAGGCGCAACTAGAAAGTGAAAGAACCGAGAGGTACAGTAATTTCTGTTGTATTGCCTTCTTCATCTGTAATTATTAAAGTTACCTTATCGTCTTCTACTCTATATTCTATGGTGTTACCTTCCAACTCTAGAGTACCAAAATCAGATGCAGTCTCACCAAATAGGCTATCAACCAACTGCCTGCTTAGTTGTGCATATATTCTACTCTCTAAATTACGTATAAACCTAGCAAGGGTAGTATTTTCTGCTTCTCTTTCTAAATCCTCTGCGTAAGCCTTGATTTCTTCACGTATAGCTTCTTTTCTATTGAACTCTTGGTTTTCTATAGTTAGATAATGACTTGATGTACCAACACCTGAAAAGCTAGGATTCTTAAATTTATGTGTTATCTCATCAGCTTCAACCGTACTAATAACTATAATTGATAATATTATTATCGCTATTATTGTTACTACAGCGTCCCATTTGTCCATTAGTCTTTCCTTTGATCGTCTCGGTCTGCTTTTGCAATCTTGTTACTATCTATAAGCTGCGGTACACCTAGTATGGTTTTGATAAGTGTATCTTGTCTGATTATTTCGTTGTCAAGAGATCTAACTCTATCTATCAAAGCAACCAGAATCCCATGTTGCGAGTCTAGCTTTGTTCCTAGTCTCTGTTCCATTTGTTCTATTTGATCAGCAACTTTATCGTCAAGTACATCAACTTTAGTTTCCATACCGTCAATAATACGGTTTATAAGTTTCCATATAAAGAAACCTAGTCCCAAGGCAGCGGCTATCGGGAAGCCAACTTCGTTAATAAATTGAACTGCTTGGTCCATTAGTCTATTGGATTGTGAAGACCTTTCTCAATAAGAACTTCTCTATTACGCATGTGTTCGGCTTCTACGTCTTTTTTTGATTGACCATGGTAGGCTACCGCCAAATGGCATTTAACCATAAGCTTGTTGATGTTTACGCCATCTACAACGACATCGCCCAAGACTCGACCAAACTTACCTCTGGAGTCCTTGAGCTTTGTTTGTATTACTACTTTCTCCCCTTCCTCGATAGCTTCTTCTAAGAAAGACCCAGCCATTTTTCCTCTAGCCTTCTCATCTTTGTTACGAGTACGTGACTCGGGAGTATCAATACCATATAGACGAACACGAGACTTATACAAAATATCGAAACCGAGATCCAGAACAACGTCGATAGTATCTCCATCGACCACTTTTTCAACTGTGCAATTGTATTCATACATTAGATATACCTAGTGGCTATAATGCATGTAATCATAACAGGATATATACCCCAAATGAGGGCTTCTAATCTTTTGAATTTTTCCGATCCCTCATCTAGTCTTTTTTCAATATACTCAAATCTAATAGCCGATTCTCTTTCGTATACTTTCAAAGATGTAAGATCAGAATCTTCTTTGGTCATTTGTTGTTTTTTACTCTTTTAGTTGTATAGGCCTCATTAACATCAGGCGTTGATTCGTCATCACCAACGAACTTACCATCTTCATCTCTAGCTCTGACTTTAACTTTTTTTGTTCCCGTTACTTTATCTACTATCCTACTCCATAGTCCCATTACTTTTCTCCTGGTTAGGTTCTTCAACAACTTCTAAAGTGCTTTGATAAGCAACTAAAGCAGTTACTCTTATATCTAATTGATATTGTAGGTTAGCTAGCTGCTCTTGAAGACTTTGAATCTCTTGCTGTAAAGTTTCAGTATAAGCTATTCTTCGTTGTAGTTGAGGATCTACAGGTTGTTCTGTAGCCTCTTGTTCTATTGAGTTAGTTTCTTCCATTATGAATTAGCTGCTATGTAAGCTTTACCAGTTGTTACTCCGCCACTACAAGTAGTTTTTTTACTTGAAGATGAACCTTTTACGTTAGGTGTATCATCATCTGAATCAACAGGTTCGTAAGCTAATATAGTTTCTAAGTGGTCAACATTACGTTGTACTACATCATTTATATCAGCTTGTGACCAGTCACCTGCTACAGCGTTTCCGTCTGCGTCAGTAGTTCCGCCAACATGAACTGATTTATTCCCATTCGTATTGATGTCGTTGATAAGAGTTACGCTATCTTCTCCTGCTGTTAAGCATTCTGCTACTGTTTGAGCCATATTATTCTCCGTTTAGTTTACTTTCTAATTCTTCGACTTTTGCCGAAAGTTCTTGTACTGCTTTGATAAGTGGATGTACAAACATCTCTTGTGATACAGCCTGTATGCCACTACTCTCTTCTTTATCCCAACCACCAAAGTCAGTTATGTTATGTTTATCTAAAGCTTCTTTGACTTCCTGTGCTATAAGACCATACATCTTTTTTTTGTGTTCTGGTTCTGTAGCTTCTGCATCGTAATCAGGTAAAGTGTTGTCTATGTCTGCTTTGGCTTTCCAAGTAAAAGTTACAGGATTTAAGTCATTTATAAATGCTAAACCACAGTCTGTGTTAGATGTTATATTTTCTTTGTATCGTTCATCGGAAACTCTTGTCCAAGAAGCATTAGAAGTGTAAGCATTATATACTCTGTCATTACCAGTGTTTCTTCCTAGAGTTATATGGTCAGCACCAACACTTAAAGTATTATAACCAAGAACAATTTGATAAGAAGTGCTTGCTGATGACCCTCCGCAGTACGAACCTATAAATGTATTTTGTGAACCTGTAGTCGTACTTATACCATGATGTCCTGTTTGATAACCTATCGCAACATTTGAAGAACCTGTGGTAAGCCCATACATAGCGTATGTACCTAAAGCAGAAGTTTCTGATGATGTAGTGCTTTGTACCATAGATTGAAAACCAACAGTAGCATTATTTACACCTGTAGTATTTGCTGTTAGAGAACCTCCTCCAACTGCTGTGTTATAAGCACCTGTAGTATTAGCATCTAAAGAAGTGTTACCTACTGCTGTGTTGTTATGACCTGTAGTGTTTGCAAATAAAGCATTAAAACCAATCCCAGTATTGTTAGATGCTGTTGAATTAGTTTCTAAAGCACTATCACCCAATGCAGTATTGCTTGCACCTGTGGTGTTGTAATATAAAGCGTCTTTACCAATAGCAGTATTACCATCAGCAGTAGTGTTATTGTATAACGCACCTACCCCAAAAGAACTATTGTTTTGTCCTGTAGTATTATTTTGAGAAGAATTAGTGCCCACTGCTGTATTTGAGCTACCTGTAGTGTTTGCTGATAAAGCAGTTGCTCCAACTGCTGTGTTGCTAGATGCAGTAGTATTTGCACCTAAAGCACTTTTACCTATAGCAACATTGCTACTACCTGTGGTGTTTGCGTCTAAAGCATCTGCACCAACCACTACGTTT